CGATATAGAGGGTATCGAAAGCGTCGGTACCGTCGGTTCGGTGTTCCAGAAGATCCTCCTCCGATTCAGCCAATTTCTCGCCGGACTTGTCCTTGCGGAAACCGAGTCGGCCTCGGGAGACGCCTGCGGTTTGGATGGCAAGGAGGAGATCGTCGTTGTTCTGGCGATTGAAGAAAGGCATGAGGTTCTGCAGCCCTTTGAAGGCATTGTTGATAAGCAGGTACTTTTCATCATGCCGCATAGGTTGGCCGAGATACACATCGATGACACGCCAACCGCGCTGCTCGAACTGCGTTTTGATCACCCAATGGAAGTCTTGGGTGTTCACAGCGTAGTTGGAACCGAGTGCCGTAGTATCATAGTAAAGAACAACTGTTTTGTTGGTGTGCCCCTGGTAGTACTGGCAGAAGTCGGCCACCAACTCCGGAATCTTTCGCTCGAACTTCACATAGAAGGATTTGATGACATTGAGGCGACGGCCTGAAACCTGTCCGGCTACAATCCAGTTGATATTGGCATTGTAGTCCATTCCGATGCAGATGGGTGCGTTAGGATTAACGTCCTTGTCCGCATCGGATGTTTCAGCCAGAGCCGAAGTCTCAGAGTTGTCTTCGATATTTTGCCACAACGTGTCAAGATATTCGAAGTTGGAGGCGTCGTATTTGTGCGACTCACGCATGGACGAATAGAAACCGTCCTTAGCGATACCGATTTGCCGGCATAGAATGGAGGTTTGGAAGGTGAGCGGAGTAAGGTCGCGTTTCATCTGCCGGATGTAGTTCTCGCCGAGCAACTGGAGGTTCTCAACAGAGGAGTACTCCTTGTAGTAAACGGCAACGGAGCGCAACTGATTGAGTTGGCGATCCAACTGACGGAGGTAACGACGGAGGTATTCGGGAGAGGGCCGGCCGGCGGAGCGGTCGGCACGAATACGCTGCTTGGTTTGGTATATCTTGACGATAAGCCCCTTGATTGCCTCGATGAGTTCCGGCTTCATTTTATCCTTATAATGGAGGAACCAGGATCCTTTCTTGGATTGGGGCATATCGGAAAGAATCATTATCGAGTGGTTATAGGAGTGACGCCCGAAGTAGGAACGGATGCCACCATTGGCCGGTAGGGTTTCGTCTTTGAGCTTCTCGTAGTCGATGAACTTGGCCTCGTCGACGAGCAGCCAAGAAAGAGTAAGCGAGTTGGAAGATCCCGGACGGTCCTGCGAGATAATGATGGCACGCGAACCATTGTAGAAAGAGATAACATGCTCGTAGTCGGTTGGCTCGATGATAGCAGACTTGAATGATTTCGGGGGCTTGCGACCGACCACGTAGTGAACGCCGGGAAGCAGTCCCCAACGACGCCAAGCAGCAAGCAGACCGGGAATAGTATTCGTGAGGCCATGCTTGAAGGTTGGTACCACAATGCCACCGGTGGAGCCGGGCATGCGCTGCATATTACGATAGACAAACGGGGAAGCGATGGAGTCAGTCTTGCCCGTACGACGACCCGCCACAATGACTGTTGTGTTGGCGCCGATGAGCTGAGTGAGGCGCTGCGGGTTGTTAAAATATATATTTTTATTCATTGTCTGAAGGCATAGCGAAAAGTTCGTCCTCTTCGAGGTCGGCTTCTTCGTAGGTAATATCCTCAATATCGCGGGACTCGCCAGAGAGTTCCTTGAGGAGCGCGTCGATGCGCTTCTGGAGATTGGGGATAGGAGTAAGGCCGAGAACGGTGGGGTCAGAGGTAGCGGTAAAGGGCTGAACCACGATGTCTTCGTAAGGCACAGCCTGTTCGTCCTCCAAATCCACACGATTGTACTTTGCATAGGAAGAGGCGGCTTTCTCCATTGTTTTGGTATCCTTTCGTGCCTTGGCCATACGATAGGTTTCCAAGAGCATCTCGTTAGCCTTCCAGCGATGGAAGTCGCGCGATGCGGTAGAGAGAGCCGGCAATAATCGTTTGATGAGAGCAAGATCCTCGTACGACTGAGATTTGGATAGTTGGTACCGGGAGCGGCATTCGTCGATGAACTGACGATCGTGGGCGTCGGGGTTGGAGAGATACCAATTATACATTTCACGCAAGCGCAATACGTGCGTGACCTGAGCCTCTACGTATTTAGTACGCAGTTCGGCTTCAGGCGTGAACAGGTCGTGGGAGGCAACATCTATAATAGCTGGTAGTGGCATAGCATTGGGGATTTATTTTTCAAATTGCAGGCAATTTTCTAATAGCAGGCGTCGCCTCAACAAAAAGCGAGCTTTCTGCATTCGGCTTGCACTGCTATTCGTCATCCTCCATGGCGAGGAGGTTGTCGCGTGCGTTCTGAAGAGCAAGAGGAGAACCGACTTTGGCGAGGGTCATTTCCTGCTGATGGAGTTGCACTTTGGAAAGCGCTTTACCCTTGCGGTAAGCCTGAAAAGCGGGATTGGAAGAGTCGTGAATATCCTCGCGTAAGCTTTCCGGAGTAATCTCCAGAATGACGGCAATGTCGGTTATGGGGAGGTAGATAGAAGCATAGAACTCTATCTGCTGGAGTTGTTCGGGGGAATACTGCATAGGAATCAAAATTTAAGAGGAGGAGCGTCGCCCTCCCACTCCTCGGGGTTGAACTGTAAATCGGTGAACTTATCCACGGCCACCTCAAAGAAAGCGCAGGCACAGCCACCCATGAAATACTCGGGGATTTCAGTGAAGCGGATGCGTGGGTCGAGGTAGATGAACTTTTCCTGAAGGTGCGTCTTCTCGCGAATAAGCACCGTCATGTACTGTCGGAAGAGTTCGCGCATGATATCAAGGCACTCGGCACGTGCTGCCTGGTTGTCGATGGCGTGACGCATGGCGAAATAAACCGTCTTGATCCGTCGGGTTCGAGGCGTATTATTGAGTTCGGTGAAGCCTTCGGAGGAATCAGAGATACAGACGAAGGCTGTTGAGGATTGGAGGCGAGCGAGCGCGTCCTCGAAGCCCTGCAATCCGGACACCCGACATGCGACAAAGCCATGCTGTTTTGCAAGGAGGTTGTTGTCGGTGAGCGTCTGGAAGAAGGTGGTGGCATCCCAATTGGACTGAGTTGGCATGTGATTAGGATTTAGTATGTTGTTTGAGCTCCTCATATTCACGTGCCTGTGCGTCGAGCTCAGTGAGCGCACGATGCACGTCCATTTGCAGCACCTGCTGTTCCTTGGTGATGTCGCCCTTGGTGAGTGCGCGAATCTGGGTGTTCATCACTTCCGTAAGCTGCTTGGAAAGGTCGGCCGACAAGCTGCCGGCATCAGCAGTAGCGAACAGATGCGGGAACTTACGGGCAAAGAACTGTTTGAGTGATGCGAACCAATAGAACACCGAGAGCAGCTCGGATTTATCGTACTTGCATGCGGAACAGTTGTAGAGCATGTCCGTCATCTCAGTAAGGAGAGGCATCGTGTCCGGAGTAAGCGGACCGTCTTTCGGGCTGGAAAGATGGATGACTCCCTGATAGAGATTTTCGAGATAGAGGTAGGTTTCGAAGGAAACACCGGTGAAGTCAGCAGGCGCAGCCTGGTGACCATGTATCTCGGGGAGCCGGACCGGAACGAGCGGGATGCGGCAAAGCCAGTCGATACGCGAGAGGAGTTCGGCGAGCTGCAGGGCGGTAATGAAGAACGTGCGTTGCTCATGACGGACGGTAAAGCCGCCTTGTTGTGGGGCGATAACTTTGAGCCCCGACCAACGGGCAAGAGCAAGCGTTTTCAATTGGGCAGGCGAATAGCCTTCAACGAGAAGGAAGAAGGCATATCGAAGCTGGAGAGGCGTGAGTTCCTGCCAACAGGTAGGAACAAGAAGATTGACAGTTTCCATACGATTAGAACCAATAACCTGGTGAGTTGGGTTTGTTGTGGAACGATTGATCTAAGAAGAGGTTAGCGGTATCCGAGGCAGCCCATTCGGGGAAATCCGCAGGATTCTGCCGGATAAAGGTAACCATTTGGTGGAGCGACTGAATGTCGAGCGGTTGCCCTTTGAGAAGGGCGAGCGAGATAGCACGTAGGCGGTTGCAGAGGTCGAGCTCCACAATGTCACAGGCATTAATTATATAACGCGTGCGCAGGCGCTGCATGAGCGCAGGGGAAATGAACTTTTCTGCGAGTTCCGCTTCCATGGAGATGAGTTGTGCGCGGTACTGCTCGTAACGCTCCCACAACTTATCGTGATGACCGAGAAGATGAGGGATATCCATGAACGGAAAGAGCGTAGCCGAGAAGAACTGCCCTTGTTCGGTTTGGAGCCAGTCGGCTCCGACCGACTTGGGAAGCAGATAGAGCAGCTGCTGGAGAGCACGGTCGCGTGTGAGTTCAAGGTTTGAGAGGAGTCTGACCACTCGATCCTTGGAAGCAGGTGCGATATTCTGGTTGCTGACAATGCCGAAGCCGTTAGGGGTGAGAACGAGGTCGAGCGAGGGAACAGCTCGGAGGAGTGCGTCTGCCACGACGATACGACGGCAGAGGTAGCCGGCCGTTTCGGCTCCTTCCTCCTCAGCAATACGGGTGAGGAGCGAGGTGTCGAGAAAATGGACGGAAAGCCAGTTCTCTGCCAGGTTAAGGTCGGCAGAGAGTTTGTCAAAAAGTGACATTTCC